ATTGATGATGATAAGCAGATTAGAAAAATCAAATTAGCAAAGAAAAAGACTATTGCGAAAGCCAAAGATTATTTTGAGCAGCAGCAAGAACTATATCGTGTCCCTCTCGAGTCGAAAAGGGGTGCAGGTTCTCAAGCTGAAGACGAAGACTTTATGGCATATAAACAATATATAGCAGAAGCGAAGACAGTTGAGGAGCAAAACTCTCGAAAGAGAGAGATGTTTACGAAAAAAACTGAAGATGTCTTTAGTGAGTTCAAAGGTTTTGAGTTCACGCTTGACGACAACAAAGTTTATTTTTCACCCGGTGACTCTGCAGAAATCAAGAAGTCTCAATCGGACCCTACTAACTTTATAAAAAAGTTTTTAGACAATGATGGAGTTATGAATGATGCCGCAGGATACCACAAGTCATTAGCGATGGCGATGCACCCCGAAAAGTTTGCTAAGTTCTTTTACGAACAAGGCAAAAGTTCAGCAGCAGAAGACACGATGAAGAAGTTAAAAAATGTAAATATGACGACTCGTAGTGCTCCTGAAGCAACAACAAAAGGAGGGATGCAAATTAAATCTGTAAGCAGCGACCACGGTAGAGGTTTACGGATTAAGAGTAGAAAATAAATTATTAAAAACTAAAAACAAAAAAAAATGAGTGTATCAACAATACCCGGTTTTGATTTGCAACCAAGTGCTCAAAGAGTACCGTTGAAGTCAAACTACATTACAAACTTTGATTTCTTGAATCAGTATCTTCCTGATACTTACGAAAAGGAATTTGAAAGATATGGCAACAGAACTATTTCTTCATTCTTAAGAATGGTAGGAGCAGAAATGCCATCAAACTCTGACCTTATCAAATGGGCAGAACAAGGACGACTTCACACTAAATATGTAAACTGTACAACTGCAGCACTTATTAATGACTTGGAGCCTACTTTTGCAGTGAATGATGCAGGTAACCCTGCTTTCGGTGCATCTAACTCTATCGCAATCAGAATCGGACAAACAGTAATGGTTTCCGATAATGCAGGTGGTGGTTCAATTAAGTGTATCGTTACTGCAGTAGATTATGTAGCACAAACCTTTAAAGTAGCAACATACGGTGCAGGTGGTCTTCCAATCGCAGGTGCAGGTGCAGTGTTTACTGTCTTTATTTACGGTTCTGAATTCAAAAAAGGAACTGAAGGAATGAAACAAAGTCTTGAGTCTGATGACTTCATCTTTGAGAATTCTCCAATTATCATTAAAGATAAGTATGCAGTATCAGGTTCTGATATGGCTCAAATCGGTTGGGTAGAAATTACAACTGAAAACGGAGCAGCAGGATACCTATGGTATTTGAAGTCTGAGCACGAAACAAGATTACGTTTTGACGATTATCTTGAGACTGCAATGATTGAAGCAGTACCGGCAGCAGCATTAGGTGGTGTAGCTACACAAGCAGTGGTAGGTGCAGAAGACGTTGGTAACAAAGGTTCTGAAGGTATCTTCTATGTTGTAGAACAAAGAGGAAACGTTTGGGGCGGTGGTAACCCAACTACTCTTCCTGAGTGGGATACAGTTATCTCAAGACTTGACAAGCAAGGAGCAATCGAAGAAAACGTAGTATTTGTAGATAGAGATTTCTCTTTCGACATTGACGATATGCTTTCTTTACAGTCTTCTAACGCAGCAGGTGGTGTTTCTTACGGTCTATTTGACAACGAAAAAGAAATGGCATTGAACTTAGGATTCACAGGATTCCGTAGAGGTTACGATTTCTACAAGTCTGATTGGAAATACTTGAATGACCCAACAATGCGTGGTGGTTTACCAACAGGTGCAGGGTCAGGAAGAATCAATGGACTTTTAGTTCCTGCAGGTTCGACTTCAGTATATGACCAAGTTCTTGGTAAAAATGCTAAGAGACCATTCTTGCACGTTCGTTACCGTGCTTCTGAAACTGAAGACAGACGTTACAAGTCTTGGATTACAGGTTCAGCAGGTGGAGCAGAAACTTCAAGCTTAGATGCAATGGAGGTTCATTTCTTATCTGAAAGAGCAGTATGTACTTTAGGTGCAAACAACTTCTTCTTATTCCAAGAGTAATAAGTAGATAATATTAGGGGAGTGTCTTTGAAGACACTCCCTTTTTTTAACTTTAATTAAATTTTAAATATAATGGCAAAACAAAAAACGCAACAGTTTGTGGCTAAGAGTTACAAATTAACAAGGGATGTAGCACCCTTATCTTTTATGCTACCTACAAAACACACAAAAAGATTTACATTATTACATTTTGATGACGAGACGGGAACCAATAGGGAACTTCGTTACGCACGAAATCAAAAGTCTGTTTACGTTGATGAACAAGACACTAATGCATTAATGGAACCTATTATCTTTGAAGATGGATTTCTTCACGTTGTTAAAGAAAATCAAATTTTACAAGAGTTTCTACACTTACATCCGTTAAATGGAAAGAAGTTTGTTGAAATGGACAAAGCAAAAGATGCTGCAGCAGAAGTTGAAGAACTTTTAGTCGAAGCAGATGCTATGGTCGAAGCTAAAAAGCTATCGCTTGAGCAGCTTGAAAACGTTTGTAGAGTTATTTTTGGTACTGACACAACAAAAATGTCTTCAGCAGAATTAAAAAGAGATGTATTGATGTTCGCAAGAAGCAATCCTAAAGACTTTTTAGAAGTAGTTAATGACCCTGATTTGAAATTTATGGGAACTATCCAAAGATTTTTTGACCAAGGAATTTTGAAGACAAGAAAAAGTGATAGAGAGGTGTGGTATAGTACACCTAATAATAAAACAAAAATGTTAAACGTTCCGTTTGGAGCGACCCCACCTGATATGGTGGCTTCGTACCTGCAGAGTGATGAAGGAATAGAAGTTCTAAAACACTTAGAAGGTCTATTAGATTAACAATTGATTTATAGTATTTTATAGGAGGGGTCAGTTTTCTGACTCCTCTTTTTTTTTCATTATCTTTGTAAAAAGAATTACAAGATGATAAATTCAGTTAGACAAACAGTAATGTCGGTTCTGAATAAAAATAATTACGGATATATATCTCCGTCAGACTTTAACTTATTTGCTAAACAGGCACAGTTAGACTTGTTTGAAAATTATTTTTATTCTTATAACTATCAGATAAATAAAGAAAATGCTCGTAAATCAGGTACAGGATACGCTGATATTACAAAGGGGTTAGAGGAAGTGATTGATGCATTTTCAGTGACATTACCTTTGCTACAATCTTCGGGCAGCGAGTACTTATTGCCTTCGTTATTGACTACAAATAATGATTACTATTTAATAAACAAACTACTTGTAAATAACAAAGTGTTATATAGTGGTATAACTACCGCAACAGTGGGTGGTCAAAATGCCATCATTGATACGAGTGGGGTTAACTTCAATACCGAAGGTGTTCAGGTTGGAGATATAGTTGGAGTAGAGATAGGCGGTGTAGCTTATAACTTAACTATCACTGCAATAAACACAACAGGGACACAACTTACTGTAACCCCAAGTGTTGTTAATACATTCCCATTAAACTACACCATATATAGGGCAGACACAAAAAAGGAAGCAGAAAAAATTACGCATAGTAAAATTACAATGTTGAACAACTCATTGTTAACTAAGCCTAATCTAACGTTCCCGGCTTACACACAAGAGGACTTGGTGGCACAAACTTATCCGTTTACTATCTCAAACAAAGGTCAAATTGTTTGTCAGTATATAAGGTTTCCTTATGTACCTAAATGGACTTTTGTTCAGTTGACGAACGGTGAACCTGCTTTTGATGCATCTCAACCTGACTATCAAGATTTTGAATTACCAAATGACGATGAGGTAAATCTAATAAACAAGATACTTCAATACGCAGGTATGTCAATAAGGGAGATAGCAGTTGCACAGTTTGGAGGAGCAGAGGAACAAGCTAATAACCAAGAAGAGAAATAATTATGAGTTATATAACACAGTATCAGTATTACGAAAACGGAGGTGTAGCACCTGAAGATGCAAATTGGGGTTCATATCAATATGTTTCACTTGAAGATATAGTCAATAATTTTATGTTGATGTATCAAGGAAACCACAGTCTTGTAAACAACGAAGAAAGATTTAAGATTTTATTTCACGCTAAAAGAGCCGTTCAAGAATTAAACTATGATGCATTTAAAGAAATTAAAATATTAGAATTAAGTGTTTGTGACCAATTAAGATATGTATTGCCTTCTGACTATGTGAATTGGGTTAGAATTTCTTTATATAGAGATGGCTTACTTATGCCACTTACTGAAAATATTCAAACCAATTGGTCTTCTGCATATCTTCAAGACAATAACTGTCGAATTCTTTTTGACTTAGACGGTAACGCTTTAAGTCCACAGGACTCTAACCTTGATTTTGACAGAATTACAGGGGGAACTCAGTCAATTTACTTAAATCAAAATTCGCAATACAACGGAAGTTCAGGTTGGAATATTGATGGGGATTGGTTTTTTGGATACAATATTGGTGCACGTTTTGGTTTAAATACAGAAACCGCTAACGCTAACCCTACATTTAAGGTAGACCCAAAAGGAGGGGTTATTAACTTTAGTTCGGGTATGTCGGGAGAACTTTGTATTCTTGAGTATGTATCAGACGGTATGGAAAATGGAGATGATTCATTAGTGACGGTAAACAAAATGTTTGAAGAGTTTATTTATGCTTACATAGAGTTTGCAATTCTAAGTTCAAAGCTAAATACTCAAGAGTATATTGTAGCAAGGCTACGAAAAAAGAAAGCTGCATTGTTGCGTAATGCAAGAATCAGAATTAGTAACATTCATCCCGGAAGACTATTGCAAAACTTAAGGGGTAGAGATAAGTGGCTAAAGTAATATGGCGAATATAACAAGAAACTTTACTCAGGGTAAAATGAATAAAATGGTCGATGAACGACTCGTTCCAAACGGGGAGTACATTGATGCATTGAATATTCGTATGGGTTCAACAGAGGGTTCTGAAATTGGAGTGATTGAAAACTCTAAAGGAAACCTTGTGCTAACAAATATAGAGGTTAATGGAGTATCTCTATCTTCGAGTGCTAAGACAATTGGTGCGTTTGAGGACGGGGCACTTGAAACTATCTATTGGATGGTTCACGACCCTGCGTTTACAGATAGTAATACAGGTAAATTAGACCTAATACTTTCTTGGAACTCTAATAATGGTATCGTTGTATACCACGTTATTAGCAAAGATGATGGAGGCGGTGTAAATACCACCTTAAACTTTGATGAGCAATATTTATTTACAGGTATAAATAAAATAGAAAATTTATTATTTTTTACAGATGATATTAATCCTCCAAGAAAAATAAATGTAGTAAGAAACTACGCTGACCCTAACGCATCAGGTATAGATTTATTTGATTATGATGATATATTGGTTATAAAAAAACCGCCATTATCAGCACCGGGAGTTCAGTTACTTCAAACAGGAACTCAGGAAAACTTTTTAGAAGAAAGGTTTATTTGTTTTGGATATAGATATAAGTATGATGACGATGAGTATTCAGCCATATCTCAATTTACAGACCCTGCATTTAACCCTCAGGATTTTCTATTTTCAGGTGAGAGTTATTTGAATGAGGGGATGACTAACTTATATAATACGGCTTTAGTCACCTTTAATACAGGAGGTCCTTTAGTAAAAGGTATTGATTTACTCTTTAAAGAAGCAACTTCTCCCGTAATAAAAGTAATAGAAAAACTTGATAAAAATGACCAAGGTTATTATAACAATCAAGACGTAACATATACTTTTACAAATAGCAAGATATTTACAATACTCCCTGAAGCAGAAATATTAAGGTTGTATGACAATGTACCTTTACTCGCTAAGGCACAAACCTTAATGGGCAACAGACTTATGTATGGTAATTATACCGAAGGATACAACTTGGTGACTTCCGACTTGAATCCTGTGCGTTTTGATTATACGATTACAAAACAGAGCAAGGATTTTGAAGATACAGAGATAGATGGAAATGGTGTTAATGTTAATTATAGTATTGACGGAGCACAGACTATTGTAGATGCAGGAGCCTCTTTTGATTTAGGTACAGTAGATTTTATAGAAGGAGCAACAATTACGGTTTTAATAGATTTTGAGCACGATTCATTTGGTGGAGGGACTGCTCCTGTAGAAACGAATGAACCTCAGAGTCTTCAGTTTACGTTTAATGTTCAGCAGCAATACAACAGTGTTTATGAGTGGGCGACAAGTTCAATAACAACGGGTCAATTAGGTACTTCATTGCCGGGTGGGAATATTCAGCCAATGGCAACAAGAGACCAAGGAAGTACAATGACGGATTCTTTTAACCGTTTATGGAAACCTGATTTAGACGGAACGGAACTAATATATCAAAGTGGTATATCTGCCGTTACACAGGCAATTATATTAGAAACGACACCGGGGTCTAACACAGTTACCTTCAAGTTTCCTGCAGTTCAATATGCATCCCCTGATGTTATAGCACCTACAAATATTGTTACAGAGTATTTTAAAACCACTCTTATAGAACTTGGATATAATTCTTTAGGTGCAGGAGAAAGCCTACACAGTAACAGAGGATACGAGGTTGGCATTGTTTATATGGATGACTTTAATAGGTCAACACCTGCTTTAGTAAGTCAATACAATACTGCTCATTTTTCTTGTAACGATTCTGATACACAAAATAGCCTTATTGCTAATATACCTACTTCACAGGTCGCACCGTTTTGGGCGGCAAATTATAAGTTTGTAATCAAACCCGATAGAGAAACTTACGAAACAATATACTCAAACATATTTTTCACTGACCCTGAAGATAGTAGCACATACTTTTTATTACAAGCTGAAAATGCTGCTAAAATAACAGAAGGTCAGAGATTAATTGTAAAGACAGACGTAGATGGAGCAACATCAGGTTGTGTATTTTCAACGGTATTAGATAAAGATGCAAAACAAAAAAACTTTATTGATATTCCGTCAGAAGCAGACCCAACAGAAAATCTACCTATACCGTCAGGGACTTATATGAAAATGAAAGCAAATTCATTCTCTACAGTTCAGGGCGAAAATGCAATTATAGATTATGGGTGTAACCAAACCACAATAAAAGGTTCCGGTAATTACCCTCAGGTAGACTATCACGTTAACCTAACGGGGGCAGACCCACTTATTGCAGGTTCTACTTATACAGATTACACTATACCTTCAGGTTCAAGAATCGTATTTAATATAGAAGTTGAAAGAAGAGGTGCAGGTAATAAGTGTGAAGGTAGAAGGTGGAATTTAGACAAAACTGCAACTGCTACACAGGACTATGATAATTTTTATGATTGGTTTGAAGGCGATAACATTGATGATGTTTTAGCACTTGGTATTAGTAGCATTGGTAACCCGGGAAGTGGTTGTGATTTTGACACATCATATGAAGGTATGTTAACTTCTGCGGTACTGCCTCAAGATTTATGTACAATTTATTTTGGTTTTTATAGGAACCCAACATCGAATCAGTTAATTTTTATGAGCAGAGGTACAAGAGCCTGTGGTCGAAGTAAAAAAAGAAGGTCGAGAATAAAAGTTTGTATTACAGTATTTAGAGCAGAAAGCACTATAATTTGGGAAAGCGAACCTTTAGATTCATCACCTGATATTTGGTATGAAGGGTCTAAAACATTTGGAATTGTTAAAGGCGATGACGTATGTAACTTTACTGTTGTCAATAATGATGGTAATGATGTTGTGTTTGATTATACAGACACTAACAATTTACCTCAACAAATATTAGTTCAAAACAATATAAACGGACCTACAACGGTAAACTTTGCAGGGAAGTGTGGTACTGCATCAATTAGTGCATCTACACCTCCAACGAATCCGGCAAACGTAACTCTTAGTTCAGTTTCAATACCAACAGGAACACACCTCGGAAACATACAGAGTCAAGTATTTTCTTCAGGTCAACCTGCAATATGTGATACAGGTCTTTTTAATTGTTATGCTTTTGGAAACGGAGTTGAAAGTTATAAGGTAAGAGATAGTGCGATAGGGAAAGATTTTAATCTTGGGAATAGAGTTACATCTACACAAGCTTTAGATTATTCAGAGGTAAATAGATTTTCAGATATAACATACAGTGGTATTTATAACGATGAATCTAATGTCAATAGACTAAACGAATTTAATGGAGGTCTACTTAACTTTAAACCTTTAGAAGAGTCTTTCGGTCCAATACAAAAACTTTTTGCAAGAGAGACAGATGTATTGACTCTGCAAGAGGATAAGATATCTTATGTATTGTCAGGTAAAAACATACTTAACGATGCAGGTGCAGGTAACTTACTTCAGTCAGTTCCCGAAGTGCTTGGAACACAGGTAGCAAGAATTGAAGAATTTGGAATTAGCCATAACCCTGAAAGCTTTGCACAGTATGGTGCAGACAAATACTTTTCAGATGCTAAAAGAGGTGCGGTTCTAAAACTAAGCGGAACAAGTTACGCAAACGATAGCCTTGAAACCATTTCAGGTTATGGGATGAGAACTTGGTTTAGAGACTTATTTAACACTCAGTTTGAAACTCAAAAGTTAGGTGGATTTGACCCCTATATGAATGAGTATGTAATTACATCTAATCAAGATTTAATACCAATTGACAAACAATGTCTTGCGTGTGGGATTTCTCAGCAAATGACGTTAAGTCCTAACAACACTTTTGATGCTTGTTTTGAAATGGGAGATGTTTTAGGTCCCGTAGTTGTAGCTTGGAATGTTACAAGTGTTAGTGGTACTTTTGATGTTGATGTAATATATAATGGCATAACAACTTCTGCCACGGGTCAGTCCGCAAGTGGTTCTTTAACTATACAAAAATCACTCGTTGGTGTAACTGAAGTAACAGTAATTATTACTTCAACTCAATCGGTTACTTTAAACTTAACCGTTCCTTGTCCTGAGGCTACAGAGATAACAGTAATTGAAGTAGTAGCTACATCGGCTAACGAAGCAGGTTTGAATATACACACACAATATAGATATGTTGATGGGACATTTATTTCTCCTTTAACATCTACTCTTGTAAACTTTGATTCAGGCTCGGGGAACCCGGTGGTTAGTTATTACAATACGGTAACAGGTCTGCAAGGTCAAGGCTCTATACCAACAACAAGTTCAACAGTAAGAATGGTTTGGAATAAATTCCAAAACGATTCAGCAATTTGGGACAATCCTACTAATAAATTTAGATGGTTAAGAAGTGCAGATAATTTTGCAAACACTCCTCAGTCAATAAATTCTTTAATACCTCAGTGTAATGTTTTAACAACTGACACAACGGGTCAACCAAATGTTTACGAGGCTACTTTTACAATGCCTTCAGGCAATGCAGGTGATTACTTATACTTAGTGTGGGACTTAAGGAAACCTACTTTAATAGACTTGTGCTCAAGTGATAGTTTACTTGACTCTTGTTGTGGGTGTGAAGAAACTCCTACTTAATAAAATAAAATAATATGGCAAATTTTTATATAGACGGAACAACACTACAGAACTCAACTGCAGTATACACAGATGCTGCACTAACTAACTGTGCTCCTGCTGCGTTTTATTCTGACGGTAGCATATCAAGAGAGCAGGTGTTTGCAGGAAGCACTTGTCAATTGTTACCTCCTCAAGTATGTCCAAGTTGTGCTACTCCTTGTGGTACATCTATATCCGCATCAGGCGGTACAGGAGTGTACAGATTAGATATTGACTTGGGTGGAACGGCAACAGATACAGGTGCGATAATCATAAAGTTCGACCCTCAATCGGTACCCGATGGAATTATAGCTACATACAACGGAACTACATACAACAAGTTAAGTTCTCCGAACTTTGGATACTTACAGGCAAACAATGCAGGTACTCCTGTTACAACAGTGGCAACCTACATTGGTTCAACAGGGTCTCAAGGAAATTGTCAAGCAGGTTCTATAGAGGGTACCTATCCCAACCTAACTGTTTTTACTTATTCAGGAAGTGGGTTTGTTAACTCAGGTCTTCAAGAAACTGTAGTTATTAATGCTAATCAAAATCAGTTAACATCAGGTGGTGCTCCGGGGAATTGCGTTATGGTTGTGCCAAAACCTAATGTGTCACCCACAACAATATCTATTGATGCTATTGGTCCTTGTGGTGGTACTGCTTGGAGTATTGACGTTCAGTGTCCCGTTAAGATACCACGCTTACTCGCAGGTAATGGGAATCGTGATACTATTTGTTCGGCAGTTCTTGACCAATATGTTTATCACGTCCCTGTAAACAATTCGTCTACTCAAGGGAATGTAAATATTCACGATTATATTTTCGCAGATGCAGATGGTTCCGCATCTGTTGCAGATGGTTGGTATTTACATCCTACAGGTTATATTTATGAAGTAACATTTGGAATTGTTGTAGCAAGAACAAATGATGCTTGTGATGTTATTACGGTAGATGATTGTAAAGGTGGTGGATTATGGTCATTCAATGATAGATTTGGAACAAACACTGTCGGAGAAGTTATTAAATACAAAAGAATAGACTTGGTACAACAAGAAATTCCGTCAACAACATATTGCGGTACGATTACAAGTATCGCTACAGGAGTAGCAACAAACGCACAACAAGAAGGGTTTATTGCAAGAGATTGTGATGACACAGTGCACTGTCCATAAAATATAAAATATGAGTAATCAAGTAGATAAAAACAAAAACTATACGGTAACGTATGACAATGGTATAAAAGGGTTCCCATCTTTCTATTCTTATTTTGCAGATTGGATGATTGGTATGAACAACTACTTCTATACATTTAAAGGGGGTAACCTTTATCGTCACAACACAAACACTATTAGAAACCAATATTATGGTGTAAACTATAGTAGTGTGATGCAGTCGGTATTTAATGACGTTCCTTTAGAGAACAAACTATTTAAAACAATTAACTTAGAGGGAGATGATAGTTGGGGAACTATACTTATTAGCGACCAACAAGATGATGGGTTTATATTAGCACCTTGGTACGCTAAAAAAGAAGGTTCTTATTTTGCTTTTGTAAGAAACGATGGAACTACTCCTGCTCAACTGAGCGAGTACGCTCTACGTTCTTTAAATGGGATAGGGACGAGTGCTAACATTGTGGTTACAGGTACAACAACAACAGTTTCTTTTCCTGTTACAATGCCAATAGGTAATATAATATCTGTAGGAACAACTCTTAACAACGATGGAGATATGCTTTATTTTGGCAACCCTAATCCAACATTATTGGGAAGAGTTATTCAGGTAAACCAAGACTTCCCTGCAGGTATAAACGAGATAGTGGTAGACAATACAATTGGTGCTCCGGCACCAACAACTACAGAATATATGTTATATATAAAAAACTCAGTAGTTGAGTCTCACGGTATTCTTGGACACTATGGTGTGTTCACACTTACTAATAACAATACTGAGAAAGTAGAATTGTTTTCAGTAGAAAGCGAAGTGATGAAATCATTCCCTTAAATTTCTTATCTTTGTTGTCAATGATATTCGATATTAAAATACTCAAATCTAATGATTACGATGACACCCTTGTAAAGTGGTGGGAAGATTGGGGTTGGACACCTCCTCCAAAAGACTTCTTACCTGATGATGGCAAAGGTGGTATGATGATTTATGATGGTGAAACTCCGGTATGTGCAGGTTTTATATACCTCACAAATTCAAACGTTGCACTAATTGAGTTTTTGGTATCAAACAAAGAATATAGAAAGAAACCTCACAGGAAACAAGCGATGGGTCTATTAGTAGAAACACTAACCAATATAAGTAAAAATCAAGGAGCAAAGTATTGTTATTCATTACTGAAACACAAATCTTTGATGAATACTTTTGAGTCCTTAGGTTATGTTAAGGGAGATTCTAACACTTATGAAATGATAAAAAATTTATAATATGGCAGCAGCAACGGCAATAGCGGCAGTGGGGTTAGCGGTATCCGTAGGGAGTACTGTAGCTTCATTTTCACAAGCAAGTAAACAAAGAAAAGCACAAGAACAAGCAGAACTTGATGCTGATAAAGCAATGGCAGAAGCACGAGGGAAACTTGATGTAAACTTTGCCGAACAAATGTCTATTAAAAAAGAAGCTTACGATAACGAAAGAGAAGCTTTATTGGTTCAGGGTGCTATGGCAACCGAGTCAGGTATGGCGAGTGAAAGAGGTTCAGCTACAACTGCAGGTAGAGTCTATGCTGCACAACAAGCAGGTCAAGCAAATGTAAGAGGTGCTATGGCAGACGAAATGACTAACATTGAAAATGCAATTATAGAAGAGGATTCAAGGCTTAGAGACTTAGATGTTTCTTTAGACTTAGAAGAGGTTGCAGGAAATCAATTAAAGGCAGCGAACGCACAAGAAGCGGCACAACAAGCTAAACAACAAGGAATACAAGGGATAATGAATTCTGCACAACAAGCAGCAGCGTTTGTTCCTTTATATGGTCAGAACACGGCTAACCAAAGGGCAGCAGTTGGAGGAATTGATAATGTAGAT